CATTGACAAGTTTCCCTTTTCGGCAAGCGCGAATGCAACCGATGTCGGCGATTTGACGCAAGCAAGGCGCGAGAGCGCAGGCCAAAGCTCTACTGTATCAGGTTATACTTCTGGCGGATTTGTCCCACCAGCAATTTGTACAATTGACAAGTTTCCCTTTGCGACTAATGCTAACGCAACTGACGTAGGCAATCTTACGCGTGGAAGATATAGAACTTCAGGACAATCAAGCGCAGATTCTGGTTATACTTCAGGCGGAAGCCCACCGCTATTTGACACAATTGATAAATTTTCGTTTGCGTCTGACGCAAACGCAACAAACGTAGGACTATTATTTTCAGGAAGTAGAAATGGTGCGGGTCAGTCGAGTATGGAGTCTGGCTACGTTTCTGGCGGGGCAAATCCGGGAGGTAGTTATAGCGATGTTATACAAAAGTTTTCATTTGCATCTGATGGAAATGCAACGGATGTCAGCAACTTGACACAAGCGCGGTTGCAGGCAGCAGGTCAACAGGTGTAAACATGGCAATACGTATAACAAAAGATAAACTTGAAAGTATTGACATTACAGACACGTTTCAAGGTGAAGTAAGCGGTTATACTTCAGGGGGAGCAGACCCCGGCAACGTTAATACAATTGATAAATTTTCTTTTTCCGCTGATGCTAATGCAACTGACGTAGGAGATCTCACGCAAGCTCGCCGAGGCCCCGGCGGCCAATCAAGTACCATATCTGGTTATACTTCTGGTGGTTATACACCGTCTCGCGTAAACACTATTGATAAATTTCCATTCGCAGCAGACGCAAATGCCACTGACGTCGGTGATCTTACACAAGCAAGAGATAGAGTGGTAGGTCAATCAAGTACCATATCAGGTTACTCTTCAGGGGGAACAAACCCCGCCGCTGTTAATACAATTGACAAATTTCCATTTGCATCTAATGCAAACGCCACTGACGTAGGCGATTTAACTCAAGCTAGGTCTAGAGCAGCAGGACAGTCAAGCGACGTATCAGGTTATACATCTGGAGATGGCGCAGCGCCGCTATATAACGTAATTGATAAATTTCCCTTTGCTTCAAATGCAAATGCTACTGACGTAGGAGATCTCACACAAGGAAGATTTAATGGTATTGCAGGCCAATCAAGTACCATATCAGGTTACGCTTCAGGGGGAGGAAACCCCGGCGTTGTTAATACTATAGATAAGTTTCCTTTTGCTTCAAATGCAAATGCTACTGACGTAGGTGATTTAACTCAAGCAAGAAGTTTTGCAGCAGGTCAGACGTCGGAGATCTTACACAAGCAAGAACTGGATCGGCGGGTCAACAGGTGTAAAACACCTACTACTTTCTTTTATGACAGCACGAGAGTACTCAAACGATTACCAAGGAAGAGTACTCCGCATTATAAATAAATGTACTGAAACACTTTTATTATGAGGTTAAATTATGAAAAGAATTTTGATTACCGGTGGTGCTGGGTTTATCGCACATCATCTTGTCAATAAGGTGCTGAAAGAGACTGATTGGGAGGTCGTGACTCTCGATAGATTGGACTACAGCGGAAACCTTAACCGCCTCCACGACTCACTACAGGAGTTCGACGCAGAGACTCGTAAGAGAGTAAAGGTAGTCTTTCACGACCTAAAGGCGGACATGAATCCGCTCGTTCGAGCCGAAGTAGGGCGCGTGGACTACATTGCCCATCTTGCTGCTGGATCTCACGTGGATCGTTCGATAGATTATCCTATGGAATTTGTCCTTGACAATGTTGTAGGAACCTGCAATATTCTCGAATTCGCAAGGTCACAGAAGGATCATCTTGCTCGCTTTATCTACTTTAGTACGGATGAGGTCTTTGGACCAGCACCCGATGGTATTAAGTATAAAGAGAACGATCGTTACAACTCAACGAATCCTTACAGTGCGTCAAAAGCCGGTGGTGAAGAACTCGCTGTAGCCTACGAGAACACATACGGTCTTCCTATCTATATCACACATACGATGAACGTGTTTGGCCAGAGACAGCATCCTGAGAAGTACATTCCCATGTGTATTAAGAGAGCGAGGGATGGAGAAAGGATCACCATTCACAGCGATAGAACAAAGACGATCGCCGGATCTCGTCACTATATACACGCAGAGGACGTAGCAGACGCAGTTCTATTCCTACTCAATAACGAGTTTGATCTAAAGAGCGAGTGGGGTGGAGCTAAGTGCCCAAAGTTCAATATCGTTGGAGCAGAAGAGATCGACAACTACGAGCTCGCAAAGATCATCGCTGATGCGCAGGGTAAGGAATTGGTCTACGAGTTTGTTGATTTTCACTCGAGCCGACCAGGACACGATCTTCGTTATGCGTTGGATGGAAATAAGATGAAGGAACTTGGTTGGGAACCATCAAAGTCCGTTCGTGAAAGAATTGCAGAAGTTGTAAACTGGACTCTCGAGAACGATAGATGGCTCGTGTCTTAACGCATTAAAATATTACCGACTCTATATGAAAGTTGAGGACTTATTTTTTTTATAAATAAGGTAAACAACAGTTAGAGCTCGGTTAGTATGCCTACGCAAGCAAACTTATATGTAGATCATGGAACAGATTTTGGAATAAATCTAGAATTAACTGCTGAAGTTAATCAAGGTGATGTGTTTGTTATAAACGACAAATCTTTCTTCTGCAATATCAGAAAGCATTATTCTACGAGTATCGTGGCAAATGCTGAGATAACGATATTAGAATCGGCAACGAACTCTATAGAATTCTTTTTATCCGGCGAGTCGACTAGCAACCTGGATACTGGAAATTATGTTTATGATGTTATGATGGTAAGTCCATCTGGTGCAAGAACAAAAATTCTTGAAGGTCTATTAAAGATAGTTCCAACGGTAACAGAAACATGATCACGAACAGAGAAGACATAAAGATTTTTGTAAACCAAAAGACAGGTATTGTTACTAGGTCTATATTTGATCTCGCGGACGTGAATTTAATAGGCATAGCAAACAATGAAGTATTAGTTTACGATGGTGCTTCAGGAAAAATAGTTCCTTCGGATATATCCACAATTCTGTCTGTCGGTTTAGAACAAGTTGATGGCGGTGTATTTTAATTTATAAATATCAGAGTATTTAAAAACTTCGAGGTATAAGAACAGTGGCTACAATAAAGCACAAAAGATCTAGTGAACCAGGTAGAGTTCCTACGCTAAATCAACTCGAGTTTGGTGAACTTGCGATCAATACCTATGACGGTAATATCTACACCAAGATAGAGCGCGAAGGTGTAGCTGAAATAGTAAAGTACACCTCGACAAATCCAGTCGAAAACGTGTACTATGTTCAAAAGAACGGAAGCGACGCGAATAATGTAACTGGTACGACTTGGGATGACGCATTTCTTACGGTAGAAAGAGCTATTGAAGCTGCTAACGAAAGAGACGGAGCTTTAACTCTCATTGACGTTGGTCCAGGCGAGTACATAACTCAAGGTCATATCGACGTTCCTGATAACTGCTTACTACGCACCGTTCACAGGGCTGCTATTTTTAAGCCAGCATCAGGATACGAAGAAAGAAACGTTCTCAGATTAGGATCTGGTTGTTTCATTGAAGGATTCGTCTTTGAAGGTTGGAGACTCAACAGCCTCGACAACCCAACTGAAGGATTTGCAGTATCATTTAGACCAGGTGCGGTCATTCGTAGAGCTCCATACGTCCATAAGTGCGTGGTTAGAACCACACCTTTCTGGGATACTGTAGCACCACCGTTGGATAGAGATAACGCTAACCCGCTCGTTGGAAGAGGAGCTGGAGTTATCCTAGCTGACGGTTCGGTTTGTTCTCAGTACAGCATATATCCAAACATCATGGCATGGGGTGCAACACCAGTTTCTCACAACGGTATTGGATACTGTGCTAAAAATGGCGCGCTAATTAACGCGGTAAACGCGATTAGTCTCTGGGCTCATAAACATTTTCTCGCTCTTGCTGGCGGACAGATCATTCTGTCTGCGTGCTCCACGCAGTTTGGTGATTATACGATGGTCGCAAGCGGAACTAGAAATATTGTAGTTCCAACTGAAGTAGCTGATGGAACTCTATCGATACAGACCGCTGCGTATCAAGCTATCGACGCTTCGGCTAATACTATCATTGATGCGATGTGGACAGATCTACAGTCAAACGGGTACACTACTGGGTGGAACGCAGAAGATGAAGTATTTACAAGAAGAGACGCGAGAAACGTTCTTCAATCTGTAGAGTGGGTTCTACAAACAGCAAACGAAAAGCCTATGCTCGACTTTGCTAAAGGATTATTTACAACAACTGGAACGAAAGCATATTCTATCGATAAAGAACCAGCATTCATACGTTCGTTTCAGTTCATGAGAGATGCAATCATCGCACTTCCTAATGTGAATTCTACTGCGGATGGTATTGTTTCAGCATTGTTCGCAGCATTAATTAATACGATTCAAAATACCGTTACAATCGCAGAACCTTCTACGATTACTGCGATAGGTCATACGTGGTCTGCTCTTATGTCCGGTGTTGCTTTGACTAAGATACCACCAGCAAGAAACGCAACTACGATAGAAGAAAGCATATTAGAATTAAATAACGGTCAAGTTATTGCATCGGGGCAAGACGACCAGGGTTCAGCATTGTTCGTTGGAGGAATGAGAATCGACGCAGACACTGGAGAGCTATCGGGCCCGCCATTCGATCAAGCAGTAAATAGAATTGCCACAAGAGCAGCAATCGCAAGGAGTTTTTAAATAATGGCACGCATTACATGTAGAACACCGTCTACAGGAAAACCATTAAGAATTATTCAGAGTAACGTATCAAATACGTATATAACGATAGCCGAAGCACCCGACTTTTCAGTTCCAGACGCTTCGAGTAAGTTTCCTGACCGCGACCCAACGAATGCAACACGAGCAATACGCCCAGGAGAAATATTTTTCTTAACGCCAATGGCCGCAAAAAATAAAGACACCGAGGACAGATGGATCGAAACCATTCTTGTCACCGAGGATGACGAAACAATAGAAGTTGCAACGGTTACGGTTCCAGCTGGTGATACCGCTCTTATTCCACTACAAGGTAGAAGCCTACTTAAAAGGACGGCAAACAACTCATCTGGTGATACACTGCAGATAAGAGCAGAGATCTCAGGCGTATTCGATATATGGATATCTGCAGAAGAAAAACTATCAAACGAACACGTTGGGGTTGAATAAAAATGGTAAAATTAGTATCCGATTATACCGTATCTAATAGGATAGTAAAAACTCCTTCTACTGAAGTGTCTCCTGAAAGATATAGGTACGTTAATTTAGCTGAAACGGAGCCGGATCTTGGTGTTCCTCAGGCAAACGGATATATTCTTACATCGAATACTATTGGAACCAGAGCTTGGATAGACGGTTCTACAATATTTGGGCAACAGGGTATTCAGGGTATACAGGGTATTCAAGGAAGCTTTGGTCAGCAAGGTATACAAGGTCTTCAGGGTACAAAGGGAGATCCATTTAAGGTTCTTGGATCCGTTCCTGACGTAAATGTGAATCCACCAAACAATCCTCAGACTACATTAAGCGCGGCCTTTCCAAGTCCATCTCTTGCAGATGGTGTTATTGATGAGGCGACATTTGATCTTTGGGTTTGGAATGGTACATCTTGGATAAACACAGGAGATATCGTTGGACCTCAGGGTATTCAAGGTATTCAGGGTCGTCAAGGTATCACCGGATCTCAAGGTGTACAAGGTATTCAGGGATCTCAGGGTGATCAGGGTATTCAAGGTACTACTGGTGACCAAGGTATTCAAGGTACTGGAGGACTCGGTACACAGGGTGTTCAGGGTATCACTGGATCTCAAGGTGTTCAGGGTATTACCGGCGAACAAGGTATACAAGGCACTCAAGGTGCTCAGGGCACTACTGGTGAACAAGGTATACAAGGTATTAGTGGTACTGGGAACCAAGGGCCACAGGGCACTCAAGGCACTACTGGTGAACAGGGTATACAAGGTGTTCAGGGCGTCCAGGGTATTCAGGGTACTTCAATCCAGGGTATCCAGGGTATCGCTGGATCTCAAGGCGTTCAAGGTATCCAAGGTATAGACGGTACACTAGGATCTCAAGGCGAGCAGGGTATCCAGGGTATCACCGGATCTCAAGGTGTACAAGGTATCCAAGGTATAGACGGTACACTAGGATCTCAAGGTGTTCAAGGTATCCAAGGTATAGACGGTACACTAGGATCTCAAGGCGTTCAAGGTATTCAGGGTATTCAGGGTACTGCTATTCAAGGTATTCAGGGTATCCAGGGTATCCAGGGTATCGCTGGATCTCTCTCAAGGCATTCAAGGTATCCAGGGTATCACTGGATCTCAAGGCGAGCAGGGTATCCAGGGTATCACTGGATCTCAAGGCGTTCAAGGCATTCAAGGTATCCAGGGTATCACTGGATCTCAAGGTGTTCAAGGTATTCAAGGAACCCAAGGTATCCAAGGTATTCAAGGTATTCAGGGTCGTCAAGGTATCACCGGATCTCAAGGCGTTCAAGGTATTCAAGGTATTCAAGGGCCGGCGTCTGCTTCTGCTTCAGCAACAGATCTTCAAGCAACAAATAATACTTCTACGAACGCAAGCTTCTACCCAGTCTTCGTTGCAAACGTTGGATCTGTTCAAACAGTCAATGCTGCCGATACAAAACTTTATTTCAATCCAAGTACCGGAACACTCAACGCGACAAACTTTAACTCTCTATCAGACATTACTTATAAAGAAAATATCGAAAAGATACCAAACAGTATAGAGATGCTAAATGCAATACAGACATATTCGTTCAACTGGAAAGATAAAAAGAACAAGAGCTACGGAGTAATCGCACAAGAGTTAGAAAAGGTTATGCCAGAACTCGTAGAAAAAACGCTAACGGCGATAAGACAGTTTCTTATATGCCTTTGATCGCAATCGTTATTGAAGCAATAAAGAAGTTAGATGATAAGATCGAAGGTAAAATATAATGGCGCTTAACTTTTCAACATCTCAGAGTTTAGATCTAATACACCACCAAGATGGCACGTCCTATGAGTGGACCGGTTCAAAGTGGCGTAGAATCGATACTTTTGAAACGCGATATACAGACAAGCTCTGAGAGACGTTACAACTCAAGATGGATTTTCTTACACTGTTACTTGGCCTACGAAACCTTAACACTGTTCTAAACGTATAAATAATATTAAGAAAGAATATGATAATTTGAAGTGAGGTGAAACTATATAATGTCTTTTTTTGAAAACACCAAGAACGGAACAGAAGTAGAAAATATATACAATTACGAAAACGATCGTAGTTTTGCAAAAACAGTACTAGAGGATGGTGGAGACATACATCCTCTTATAATTCCATCAAATCTTACGAATGGTACAGGGTTGATGAATCCGTCTATATTGAATATAGACGGCAAACTCATTGTCAACATTCGTCACGTGAACTATACGTTCTATCACTCAGAGAGAAAACTATTTCAGCACCCTTGGGGTCCTCTTACTTATCTGCATCCTGAAAACGATATGCATTTAAGAACTGAAAACTATTACTGCGAACTAAACGATTCCTTTGAGATCTCTCGGTTTAATAAGATAGACACAAGTAAGTTTGATACATATGCTCCAATGTGGGACTTCGTTGGTCTCGAGGATGCTCGTCTAATGCATTGGAATGGTAAGATCTTTACTTCTGGAGTTCGTAGAGATACGACGACGAACGGCCAGGGTAGAATGGAACTCTGTGAGATAGAAGTTCGTAACGACTCAGTAGTAGAAGTAGCGCGCTGGAGAATTCATCCACCGAAGGATAGAAATTCTTATTGCGAAAAGAACTGGATGCCGGTTCTAGATCAACCTTACACATACGTAAAGTGGTGTAACCCAGTTGAGATCGTAAAGGTTGACGAAACGCCGTTGGACGATAAAGTATTCGAGTCAAATTGGGTAGACTCAAAAACGATCCACCTCGGAGAACGTTTAAACTTTTCTCACAAGGATCCACGCGGTGGATCGCAACTCATACCTTTCGGAGATAACTATCTCGCGCTTACTCACGAGGTCGATCTATTTAAGAGCGAAGTTGGTAGAAAGGATGGGGTGTATCGTCATAGATTCGTTCTGTTCGATAAAGATTGGAACGTGCTAAAATCTTCAAAAGACTTTTCATTAATGAATGGACATACGGAATTTGCATGCGGTATGTGCCACTATAAAGATAAGATACTTATTACATTTGGATTTCAGGACAATGCTGCGTACATACTCGAAGTAAATCCTAAATCTATTGAAGACCTATTACTGTGAGAGGACGCATACATTATGAACAGAACTGAAATTATTCAAACTCTCATCGATAAGATAGATGCGAAGAGCTATCTTGAAATTGGAATTTCCGCTGGAGACAACTGGAAAAAGATACGCTGCGATCGCAAGTTGAGCGTAGATCCAGAACCTCTATCAAAGGCAGATCGCGTTCTTACTTCAGACGAGTTCTTTGAAAAGAACGAAGAAACGTTTGACGTCATATTCATAGACGGCCTTCATCACGCGGATCAAGTACACAGAGACATAAAGAACTCGCTAGATGTGTTAAACGATGGCGGTTACATCGTATGTCACGATTTAAATCCACAGAAGAAGGAACATCAGGTCATACCGTTTACTGGCGGTACTTGGAACGGAGACTGTTGGAGATCCTTCGTAAGCTTGCGTCGAGATCGAGAAGATCTAGAAATGTTTACTATTGACACCGACCACGGATGTGGCGTTATACGTAAGGGTACTCAAGAAACGTTGGATATACATCCTAGCACCGACGTAACATATGAAGACTTTGATAAGAATCGTAAAGAATGGTTAAACCTAATTAGCCCAGGTCAATTTAGAAAGATGTTTGGTATGAAAGATCTCAAGTCTATGATTAAGACATACATCATGGATCCTAGCAATCCCGAGAATAACTGGGACCTTGCTCTACACTACGATGGTCTAGGACAGACAGCATCAGCAGTTTCATTCTATATTCGCACGGCCGAAAGAACGAAAGACGATCTGCTAAAGTACGAGTGTTTAATTCGCGCGGCAATGTGTTTTGAAAAGCAAGGGACGCGCAGGTTTACCGTGAAGGGTATCATACAGCACGCGATCGCAACGAAGCCGCATCGCCCAGAAGGGTACTACCTCCTGAGCCGTTTACACGAAAACGATCCTGGAGATGGAAAGTGGTTCGATTCGTTTACGATGGCCTCTATCGGCTATTCATTTGCCGATGGCGAACTCGAACCTCTTAGAACTGAGATAGACTATCCTGGAAAATACGCGCTTCTTTTCCAAAAAGCTCATTCTGCATGGTGGTGTGGCCTCGGCGAAGATTCAAGAAGTATTCTAATGGATCTATATCAAAACTATGATCTAAATGAATACTATCGCAATGCAGTATACCAAAATCTCCTAAGACTCGGTGCGTTTTCTTCTAAGAGTCTTACTCTATACAAGAAAGAGAAACATAAAGATCTTGCAGTTCAATTCGATGGTTCTGAAAAAATTAGCCAAAATTATTCCGAGGCGTATCAGGATATGTTCGTTCTTACTCTGTTAAAAGGTAAGAGAAACGGATCGTATGTTGAGGTTGGATCTGGCCACCCAACTTATGGAAACAACACGTACCTCTTGGAAAAAGACTTTGGCTGGAACGGTGTATCGCTAGATATTAGTGAGGAGTTCGTAGCGGCGCATAATCAAGAAAGAAAGCATACTTGTGTACTTAAGGACGCAACGACTGTTAACTACGACAAGTTTTTAAACGGTCTTGGATTTGGTAAGGACATAGACTACCTTCAGATAGATTGCGATCCTCCTGAGATAAGCTTTAAGGTTCTTCTTTCGATACCATTCGACTCAAGAAGATTTGGTGTCATTACGTTTGAACACGATCACTACGCGGATCCAACCGGTGGATATAGAGAGAAGGCTAGAAAATACTTAGAGTCATACGGCTACGTTTTGTTCGCGAGTAATATTTCTCCAGATGAAGATAGACCATATGAAGATTGGTTCGTTCACCCAGATATGATAAATATTAATGAATTTAGTATTCTAATGGATCAAACTGATTCTACGAAAAAAGCTGAAGATTATATAATGGGTAAGATCAAGAATGGTGAAGCAGCTTAATAACTTTCCTACTGTATACTACCTTTCTCTAAAGGATTCAACAGGTAGACAGCGCGACATTGAGTCTCAGCTCTGTGCGCGCGGCGTAAACTTTCGTATGATAGAAGGATACGACGGCAGAAGAGTTGATATTCGCGATCAGCTAAACATATCTGGGCCGCACATAGGATCGAACCAAATTACGTCTGAAGTTCTTTCCGTTGCAGTATCTCACATAAATATGATACGCCAATGGTATAAAGACACAGACGAAGAGATTGGATTCTTTTGTGAGGACGATATCAATTTTTCTCTCGTTGATTATTGGAATTTTAACTTTCAAGATTTTATCTCAGAACTACCATCGGATTGGAAAGTAATTCAGCTATCTCTCATAAAAGAAACTCCTGTGAATTGGAGTGACATGAGAATGCGAAGAAAGAGATGGAACGATTGGTCGTGCTGTGCTTATATCGTTAATAGAAAGTATGCAAAGCAGATAGTAGAAGATTACTATGATGAAGAAAAGAATGAATTCACACTAGACATTAAGGGTACCGTTCATCACCCATTACCAGAAAACGTTGTGTATCCCTCAAATTATAAACAGTGTTATGTGTTTCCTTTCTTTACAGAAAACAGAGACCACGTTTCAACTCTTATGAGAGAAACGAATAAAGAAACGATAGATAACATTCAGAATCAAAGCAGTAATTTCATAACAAATTGGTGGAAAGAAAATGGCCACAAAGTTAACATAAAGGAGTTAGTAAGTATGATAGATAAAATACCAGTGATTGGAGCTCCAGTAGTAAATAGCACGTACTGGATATCCAGACTTATTATGAGTGTTGATTATCCAGTCGAGAACTTCGTCATTATTAATAACAACGGGCGCGGAGAGTTGGACGAAGAACTGGACCGTCTTGCGAAAATGAATCACAAGTTCATTGATAACATCAAGGTAGTTCATATGCCAGCAAACATTGGTTGCGCCGGTGCATGGAACCTTATCATTAAGTGTTACATGTTAGCACCGTACTGGATTATCGCGAACGACGATGTTGCATTTGGTCCTGGCCTCTTAAAAGAGATGGCAGATAATATAAACTCAGATCCAATGCTTGGTATGATTCATCCAAACGCTGGTGACTTTGGAATCGGCGCGTGGGACTTATTCCTCATTCGCGAAAACGTAGTAAAGATCTTTGGTCTGTTTGACGAAAACACGTATCCAGCATACTGCGAAGATGCAGACTATATCATGAGAATGCATCATAGACCAATTCGCAAGATCATTGGTCTAGAGTCTAAGTATATGCATGGCCACGGTGATAGTACGATGTATTATGAAACCGGCAGTCAGACAGAGAAAAATGAAGCTGGTTTGAAAGTAAAATTGGATCATGCAAACAACCTAAATATAGAGTATCTTAGCAAAAAGTGGGGAGCTGGCTGGAGAAAAATTTCTCCGAATAAGGATCCCTTTGCAGGACAAGAAACACCAATTTCAATCACAACATATGATCTCGAATTCGTGAGACAGAAACACCTGGGGTTTTGATATGAAGAACTGGATTGTAAATGAAGAAGAACACGTAGAACAAACCTACGTTCAGGATAAGATTGACGAAGGAAGAATTAGAATAAATCCTTCCTTACAAAAAAACAAGAGAGCATTCGTAATTGATAATTTCTATGAGGATCCATATGCAGTGCGAGAATTCGCATTACAGCAAGAATTCTTTGACGATCCTGGATACATAGGAAGAAGAACGCGAACTCAGCATCTCTTTCCTGGCCTAAAAGAAACTTTCGAAAGCATAATCGGAGAAAAGATAAGCGAGTGGGAAACCTACGGAATGAACGGAAGGTTTCAGCACAATTGGGCCGGAGAAAAATTAGTCTATCACTGCGATCAACAGAGATGGGCAGGCATGATTTATCTGTCTCCTGATGCACCACCTGAAACTGGAACAACGATGTATCGTCACAAAGAGACTAAAATACATCACAACACTCAGATTGATTGGAATTCCGGTCAAGGTATGAAGGTATTCAATCAAAAGACATTCCTTGATAGAACTCCATACGAACCGGTTGATGTGTTTGGAAATATATTCAATAGACTCGTGATTTTTGACGGCGGCTGTATTCACGCAGCATCTGAATACTTTGGTAGCGACATTAACGATTGCAGACTGTGGCAAATGTTCTTCTTTGACGGAGAAAAATCAAACATTCATCTTGGGAGTTAAAATGAAAATAGTTTTGGTTACTGGTGGTTTTGATCCAATTCATTCTGGTCATATCGCATACTTTAAGGAAGCAAAGAAACTTGGAGATATGTTAGTCGTTGGAGTAAACAGCAACGAGTGGCTTACTCGTAAAAAAGGACAACCCTTTATGGATGTCAACGAGAGAGTAGAGATAGTGAAGAACTTATCCATGGTGGACTCAGTGATCGTGTTTGATGATAGTGATGGAGGGGCATCTCAGGCGATCTATCACTGCCTTAACGCGTATCCAGACTCGGAAGTTATTTTCGCGAATGGTGGCGATAGAACAAACGATAATATCCCTGAGATGTCAATCCAAAACGAAAGACTATCCTTTGTGTTCGGCGTTGGTGGTACTCATAAGATGAACTCAAGCAGTAAGATTCTTACAGAGTGGAAGACACCAAAGACTGAGAGAAAATGGGGATACTATCGTATCCTCCATTCCGATGGACCTTCTACCAAAGTAAAGGAACTCGTAGTCGAACCAGGAAAGTCTCTTAGTCTACAAAGACACGAACTTCGTAGTGAGTACTGGATCGTAAGCTATGGTGTAGCAACTGTCAATCATGGAGACAGTATAGAAAACATTCAAACTTCAGTACTTGAAAAACACGAGGAGATTGATATTCCAGTCGGTACTTGGCATCAACTTGTAAATTACACGAGTGATGAGCTACGTATCGTAGAAGTACAATACGGTAAGAACTGCATTGAAGAGGATATTGAAAGAATCTAGATTCCACCACTGCAAGAATATTAATTCTTATTATATCAGCGCTACAAGAAATGTCAACAAAAAAATGATAGTTGCATGTTTTTATAAATAGAAATAAAAATAAAGGGTTTTCTTATGGCGTTACCAACTACAAGAGAAGAGTTCAAAGATTATGTTCTTCGCAAGATAGGAGCCCCGGTTATCCAGATCAACGTCTCGGAAGAACAAGTGGATGACCGTATCGATGAAGCTATATCTTTTTGGCGAGACTATCACTATGATGGGAGCCAGATGGTATATCTCAAGCACGCTCTAACTCAAGAAGAGATTGATGATGGGTACATAGAAGTACCAGACAGCCTTCTAGGTATCACTCGTATTTTTGATCTGAGTTCATCTATCTCTACCGGAACTGGTTTCTTTAACGTCCAGTATCAGTTCGTTCTCAACAACCTAGAGGACATTACTGGTTATAACATTCAACACTATTACATGGCACTGTCACATCTTCAGTTTCTACAAGAGATCCTTGTAGGTCGACCTCTTATAAGATACAATCGTCATATAAACCGTCTCTATCTTGATGTTACGAAATCAATTCTAAATCCTGGATCATACATTATCATCGAGGGATACGATATCATAGATGGTGAAACATACTCGGACGTGTGGCAGGATCGTTTTCTTCAGAACTATGCATCCGCTCTCATTCGTGAGCAGTGGGGTATGAATCTTACGAAGTTTACAAATATGCAACTCGTTGGCGGGGTTCAATTCAATGGAGAACAGATCCTCTCTGAAGCTAAGAACGATCGTAAAGAGATGGAAGACACCGCAAAGACGTCTCTTCAACCGCTCGTATATAACTGGATTGGATAAATGTTTATAGAAAACAAATATACTAGATGGTATTATTCTATAATCAATAATAGGATGAATAACCCGCACGATAAAGGGTCTTACACTGAAAGGCATCACATAATACCAAAATCGTTTGGCGGTCCTAATAAAAATGAAAACTTAGTAAGACTCAGCGCAAGAGAACATTTCTTAGTGCACTGGTTATTAACAAAAATGTGCAAATCTTTAGATCATAAAATAAAAATGAATCACGCTCTGCTAAGATTAATGAGCGCTTCAGAGTCGTTAGAATTGTACAAATGGTCTAAATGGCAATATGAAATCGCAAAAAACAAAAAAACAGTAGCACTTAAAGAAGCAAGAATGAATGGTAAAGATCCGAGATTGGGCAAAAAACATTCTTTAGAAGCAAAAGAAAAAATGAGAAAGGCAAAACTTGGAGTTAAAAGGGATCCTTCCAAAATAAGCTATCTAAAAGAAAGAAGACACACAGAAGAAACAAAACAAAAAATAAGTGCATCTTTATATGGAAGATTTTTTTCTGAAGAATCTAGAAAAAAATCTAGTGAAACACAAAAGGGAAAATCGCAAAATAAAACTGTATTAGTTTGTGATAAGTGTGGCCATGAAAATTATGCAACACAAATAAAAAGATATCACAATGATAATTGCAGATTGGCAGGATGATTGATGGCGACAAATGTCTTCTTTAACAACTATGACTATATAAACGAACAGCGACTGATTGACGATCTCGTCATTGAGTCCATTCAGATGTATGGTCTAGACACCTTTTATCTCACGCGTAGTTTACAAGCGGTGGATAACATACTCAACGAGGATGATCTTTCGATCTTTAATACAGCGTATGAGATGGAAGTATATGTTAAGAGCGTGGATGGATTTCAAGGAGAGGGCGACTTTCTTAGCAGATTCGGTCTTCAGATTCGTGATCAAGCTGTCTTTACAGTGGCTATTCGAACCTTTGAGAGAAACGTTACAAATATAAATCCAAGTATCTTAAGACCAAAAGAAGGCGATCTTATTTACTTTCCTTTAAACAACAAGTTCTTTAAGATAATGCACGTTGAACACGAGAGTGTTTTCTATCAAAGTGGTGCATTACAAGTATTCGATCTTAAGACAGAACTATTTGAATACTCGAATGAAAGATTCAATACAGGAGTAATTGATATTGATACTTTCTTTGACTCATATAAAACTTCTAACGTAACATCTCTTACAACTCTTAAGGCTAGGGATCCTATTGCTAAGAACATAGACTTTGAAGATGAAAAGACCGACATTATAGACTTCACAGAGATAGATCCGTTTAGCGAGACTATCACGAACCCAACGGATTAATCATGGCATTTGTAAATCATTTTTATAACGCTAGCACTAGAAAATATGTTGCTCTCTTTGGCATGCTGTTTAATAAGATAAGAATTACACGCAACGCTAACAATGGAACTCAAGTTCAAAGTATCATTGTTCCAATAGCATACGGACCGTTTCAGAAATTCTTAGCTAGAATTACACAAGACCCAAACTTAAGTAATCCGTCAGCAATCACTCTTCCAAGAATGTCTTTTGAAATGACAAACATGGTATACGATGGCACCAGAAAATTTTTGTCAAAACAAAAGGTTGTTAAGAATACAGATGAATCTAACGATCAAAGATTTTATGCTTGGTCTGCGGCACCGTATAATATAGACTTTTCTCTTTACATCATGACAAAATATTCAGAAGATGCTACAAAAATTGTAGAACAAATTATTCCGTTCTTTAAACCAGAATGGACGTCTACTGTTAAGTTAATAGACGGCATAGAACCAATAGACATACCGCTGATCCTAAATGGAATTACGAATGAAGAGTTATACGAAGGCGCTTTTGAAGAAAGAAGATCTGTCCTATGGACTCTTAATTTTACAATGAAAGTATGGTACTTTGGGCCAGAGCAAGCAAAACCAGTGATTAAGCTTATTGACACCGACCTATGGACCAGTTCAGATACTTCAAAGGATCCTGAAGTAGGTGTAAATGTATATCCAGGACTAAGCGCAAATGGTACGCCTGAAACTGACCCAGATCTAACTATCCCATACTCGGATATTGAATATAACGATGATTGGGGAGTTGTAAAGGTAGTCACTGAAGATCCAGAGGCAGAAGTATGAATGATGATAAATTATCAGAAGCTCTTGGCCTAAGGACATTGCTCGAAGCTAAAAAAGACGAACTCCCTGTGGTTGTCGAAGAAATAGAAGTTCTTCCTGTGCAAGTGACTGCTGAAGAAGATGATACTATACGCGACATAGAACAGGCTCGTGGAAACATTAAAAACATTATTGAACAAGGTGATGACGCTCTTAAAGAAATGATCTCTCTTGCAAAACAATCTGAGTCACCTCGAGCATTTGAGGTTGCTTCTACACTAATGAAGACTCTTCTTGACGCAAATAAAGATTTTGTTGAGATGTCGACTAAAAAGAAGTACGCGAAAGAAGAACTTATGGGTCCTAAAGAAGCGGCACAGACTAACATAACTAATAATAATCTAATACTTTCCACGGCAGATCTTCTTAAAATGATAAAGGGTGAATGATGGGCGATGGGTATCTTGGTAATATTCATTTAAAGAAAACTGGAGAACCTATAGAGTGGAGTCCAGAACTCATTCGTGAGTATCTCAAGTGTGCAGAAGATCCTGTCTATTTTGCAAAGAAGTATATTAAGATCGTTCACGTCGATCATGGTCTTATACCTCTAGATATGTACGAGTATCAGAAAGAGATCGTTGAAAAGATAACGAACAACCGTCGACTCGCTGTTCTGACCGCTCGCCAGTCCGGTAAGACTACGACTGCGGTTGCCGTGATCCTCCACTATATTCTCTTTAACGAGTTTAAGACTGTTGCGATCCTTGCAAATAAAGGTGATGCCGCAAGAGAAGTTCTTGCTCGTATAAAGCTAGCATACGAAGCTCTACCTAAGTGGCTTCAGCAGGGTATTGAGGAATGGAACAAAGGTAACATTGCATTGGAAAATGGATGCAACGTTCTTGCTGGTACAACATCTTCTTCCGCTATTCGTGGTAAGTCTGTGAACTTCCTCTATCTAGACGAAGTTGCGTTCATCGAGGGATACGACGAGTTCTTCGCGTCGGTATATCCTACCATCTCGTCGGGCGAGTCTACAAAGCTTCTCATGACCTCTACACCAAACGGATTGAACCACTTTTGGAAGACGTGTAAGGGAGCCGAAGAACAAACTAACGGTTACGAATTTGTTAAGGTTATGTGGTATGACGTTCCTGGAAGAGATGAAAAGTGGAGACAAGAAACTATCGAGTCGTTGGATCACGATGAAGAGAAGTTCAACCAGGAATATTGCTGTCAGTTCCTTGGTTCTTCAGGTACTCTCATATCCGGCGCAAAACTAAAGGATCTTGCTTACTCAATACCACTATATGCAAACGAAGGTCTATATCAATACGAAAAGCCGATTGAAAACCACATATACATAATGACGGTCGACGTATCGCGTGGTAAGGGTCTTGACTACTCTACGTTTAATATGATAGACGTTACATCCATGCCTTATAAACAGGTGTGTACCTTTAGAGATAACTATATATCTCCGGTTGACTTCGCTGCCGTCATATATAGAGTTGGAACTGCATATAACGGTGCGCTGTGTCTTACTGAAATTAATGACATCGGCGCTCAAGTATCTGACACGCTCGTCATGGATTTTGGTTATGAAAATATGCTATACACAGAGAATAATGGCCGTGAAGGAAAGAGAATTTCTAACGGCTTTGGAAAAGTAACCGACACCGGAATTAGAACTACAAAATCTGTAAAATCGGTTGGGTGTTCTATGC